CCTAAGTTTTATGATCCTGACGATAAAAAAGGACTGTCAATCGACAGTCCTTTTTTGATACGGGGGTATTTATAATAAAATTAAAATGTCAGTATTCCGGTCATATTTCCTGAAAAACAGCACGCTTGTCAAAGGTGTCCTGTTCAATAATTCCCAAAACCCAGTTACGGAAATATCCTACGGTACATTCGACGCCGAGCCGAGCAGGTTTATATTCGATATTGACCTGAGTGATTTGAGAAACAGGATAACTGAAGGTTTTATCAATCCGGAAAGGATTGTAAGACACGTGCTTCATTTGACCAATACCATCAGTTATGCAGAGCAATATGTCGGAAAGAAATCATATTCATTGAACATCGATAGGGCGACGAGTTTCCAATTGGATTTATATAATGTTGACGAGGATTGGGATGAAGGCGGGGGGTATGATTTCATGTACAGCGACGGCGTGCCGTTGCAGAATTATATGGAACAGGCTACCAATTGGTATTTCCGGAAGACGAATATTCCTTGGGCGCAAAGTGGTGGTTCATATCAAAGTGGCGTGAATCAAATTATTTCGTCTCAAGATTTCGAAAAAGGAAGTGAAAGTATTGACATTGACATCACTGATTATATCAACCAAAGGCTTTTCGGCACGGGTTACACCGGGACTTCGGCGTACACCGGGAATTCATACGGATTGGGAATCAAATTCGCCGAGATGTATGAGGAACTTGAAACTGAATTCAGACAGGCGGTTGCATTTCATGCGAAAGGCACGAACACTTGGTACGAACCGTACATTGAGACCGTCATAGATGATACGATAACGGACGACAGGAATTATTTTTACCTTGACAAGGAGAATGATTTATACCTTTATGTTAATGTCGGCGGTTTTGCACAGGATATCACGGTGAATGATGTTGAAATATATGATTATGAAGATAATCTGATTGATATTTTAAGCGGTGCTTCAATTGTGAATGTGCGCAAGGGCGTTTACAAAATTACTTTAAGTATTGCTTCAAGTGAATACCCGGATGCTGTGTTGTTCAGGGATGTATGGAATGTTACAGTTAACGGAAGAACGACGGAATATGAAGGTGAGTTCTATTTGATCTCGCAGGACAGATATCTTACCTTTGATAATTCGTGTACGGTGAATCTTGATAATTACTTCTTTTATTTTTGGGGCATTGGTGAAAAGGAAAACCTTATCACGGGAGGAGTTCGCAAGATCAAATTGACAGTAAAGGAATTATATGCAAATCAAAATAATTTTCAACCTTTAAGTATTGAATACAGGTTGTTTACAACAGTTGGAAAGAAATATGAAATTGATGTAATTCCGTTCACTTCTGTGGACAGGACGAATACCGGGTATGAATTCAATCTCGATACGTCTTGGTTGATTCCTGCAGATTATCAATTACAGATTAGAATGAATAACGGAGGTTATTATGAGAATAAACAGACACTTAATTTCACCGTTGTTTCAGATAATGTATTGAAAGTTTAAATATTAGTGAAGTTTCAGGTTTATTTTTAAAAACCCTTGTATTTATAGGAAACCTATTGTAATTTTAGAATTGCAATTTTTGCGAATTGAAAAAAAATAATTGTAACTGTAAATTTTTTTGAAATGGAAAATGTTAGTACGAATGCGGCAAACGCACAAGGTGGCGATTTGTCAGAATTGAAAAAACTCTTCAAAGACTTTAAAGAAAAGTCTGAAAATCAACCAGGAAGAAGGAAATCACGTGAGGACATGCTGAAAAAGTATTTCGTTCCACGGCAACCTTCCGAAACCTTCCGAATCCTTCCCCCGAAACCAGGCAAGAAACACATCGAAGAAGCATTCTTCCATGTTGTTACAACCACAATTTCAGGTGGCAAGAAAAAATTCAACACAATCATTTACTGTCCGGCTCATAACGATCCCAAGGTGAAGAAATTGGATGCAAATGGCAATCCTCTGTTGGATTCGAACAACCAACCCATCATGATTCCCGCACCCTGTCCGCTTTGTGCAAAGGCAAAGGAGATTCTCAAGAAACAAGACCCTTCATTAAGGGGGATTAAGAAAGAGAATATCACCGACGCACAAAAGCCGATTTTCGAGAAAAACAAGGCGATCTTTACTGAAGCCAGTAAGTGGGAAGCCAAAAAGTTTTACATCGTCCGTGGTATCGACAGAGGTGCTGTGAAAGACGGTGTGAAATTCTGGAGGTTCAAACACAATTATCGTAAGGATGGACCGTTGGATAAACTTCTGCCCGTTCTTGAACAGTACATGACGGTTCAAAAAGCCGATTTCTCAAGTGCTGTTGATGGAACAGATTTGAAAATCGTTACTGCTCTCAGTGATTTCAATGGTCATGAGTACAGGAAAGTATCGGCAATCATGTTTGACGGAAAGTCTCCATTACACACCGATCCGGTTGTGATAAAGGAATGGCTTGACGACCAGATCACATGGAGAGATGTCTTTAAACCGAAACAAGCACCTGGTATCACACCATACGAATTCCTTGAAATGGTTGTGGCGGAAAAGAATCCGTATTGGGACGACAGTGATGCCAACAACAAGCATTGGGTATTCCCAGGCCGTCCTGATCTTGAAACGGCTGCCAACACACGCAACCGTGACCTTGATGGTAACGACGATGAGAATTTCGAATATGCGTCCGATTTGGACGAGGATGAGGAATATCCACGTGTAACTATCAGCAACATCACTCCCGATAAGGTTGGCACATATGTCGACAATTCGGTTGATGTGGGTGCTGCCATTCTTTCGCAGGCGGAAAGTGCCTCCAATACGGAAGCACCTGATCCCGGCGTGGAAAATACGGGCGGGGAAGAATATGATGATCTGCCCTTTTAAGGTGTAATTTGAAAAATAATGAGGGGGATGTAAAAAATCCCCCTTTTTAAACTACGTAAAAATTCAAGTAACATGGCGAAAATAGTGACTGAAAAGGAAGTACCTACCAACAATCCTGTGGTAAGGAAACCAACAGCGAAAAAAACTTTTTCATTGGACGATTTTAAGAAGAAGGAGGGTATTGAAAACATTCCCGACAAACCGTTGGAATGGATAGAAATGTCTCCTGGTGTGAGAAGGGCGACCGGATTACCGGGATTTGCCAAAGGTTATGTTAATCAAGTCCGGGGTCACACTAATACTGGAAAATCTACTGCAATCTGTGAGGCACTCGTGTCGGCGCAGAGGATGGGGATTGTTCCAATCCTTATCGACACTGAGAACAACTTGAGAAGGGGCAATTACAGATTGAAGGAATTGGGATTTGATTTCGACAATTACATTTATATCGACAACGATTTCATACTCGACAAATTCGGGAAATTGCAGGACAAGGACAGAAAAGAGGCTTCAATTGAGGATTTGGCGAAATGTTTTTATTATTACCTTGACAAGCAGGCTTCCGGTGCATTGGATGCCGATCTGTTGTTTGCAATCGATTCGATCGGTACGTTGAATTGTATTAAAACCATTAACGCTTCCGAGAAGGATGAAACACAGAATAACATGTGGAACGCCGGGGCGTATGAGAAAGCATTCATGTACCTGTTGAACAACACCATTCCAAGTAGCAGGAAGATCAATAAGCCACACACCAATACGGTTGTCGCAACACAGAAAATTTGGATCGACAACATGAACAAAGGTGTTGTGAAGCATAAAGGTGGTGAAACGTGGAATCTCGGTGCAAGATTGATTTTCCACATGGGTGGAATCATAACACACGGGACGAAAGCGGCGACTGCCGACAGTAAAAAGCGCACAGTGAGTTACGGTGTTGAGACCAAGATCAGTGTTGCCAAGAATCATATTGACGGACCATTGGGTGGTATTTCAATGCAGGGCACGATAATATCCACACCGCTCGGTTTCGTATATCCGGACGATATTGAGGCTTTCAAAAAGAAAAACATACTTTATTTCCGTAATTTATTTGAGGACGACAGTATCAATGCTGAAGACCTCACATTATCGACGAAGAACATTGATGCCAACGGCAAGATTTCGTTTGAGGATGAAGTAATTCAAAGGGTTGAGGTTGAAGAAAAACCGGAGGAATGAAAATAAGGACTTTGTTGGTGGATTCCTCATATCTTTTGAAAAGGTCGTATCATGGCGCAAAAGATACCTATACCAATAATTTCGGGCATATTGGCGGGTTATACTCGTTTATGACTACTGTTCGCAAATTGATTAAAGCACATTTGATCAATAAGGTTGTGCTCGTATGGGACGGCGAAGGGGGTGGCATATTAAGACATTATATTGATAGCGAGTACAAAGCCAATCGAAAGACAAAGGAATGGCACAAGCGGATCGAAATGACTGCCGCCGAAATACGTAGGGAAAAAGAGAAAGAGGAATCCATCCTCAAACAAAGAAAAAGAATACAGGCATATGCGGAAGAACTTTTTTTGAGACAGATCGAAATCGACGATGTTGAGGGTGACGATCTGATTGCTGCATATTGTTTACAATACAATAATAAGGAGGAGATATTCCTTTACTCCGCTGATAGGGATTTCGCACAATTATTGGATTTGAATATTTCAATGATAATTCCGGGTATTGATGAACCTGTCAATAAGACGAACTACATAATGCATTTTGATCATCACTATACCAATGCTTTGGTGTTGAAGATAATTTGTGGTGATGATGCGGATAATATTGAAGGAATTAATGGTTGGGGGGAAAAGACCCTTCTTCAACATTTTCCAGAGATGAAATTCAGGCATATAACTGTCAAGGAAATTTGCCAAAAGGCAGATGAAATAAATAAACAGAGGATTGCAGAGAAAAAGAAACCCCTGAAAACTTTTGAAAATTTGTTAAAAGGAATTGAGAGGTTGAAAACCAATTATAAGTTGGTTAATTTGAGAGTGCCGATGCTCACGGAAGAAGCGAAAGAGGGATTGTTGCAGTTGGAAGCACCATTGTCTTCGGAGGGTAGGGGACATAAAAATCTCCTTAAAATGATGCAGGAGGATGAGTTTTTAAAAATATACACGGGTACGTTTGTAAACTATGTTGAGCCGTTTTATACCGTGATAATGAATGAAAAACAATTACTTACGGAATATCAAAAAAATAACAGGGGTAATTTATAAAAACCCTTTTAAATCTGGGGCGATCTGATTATATTTGTATAGACTACTAACTAACGATAATATCGATTAAAATGGGCGAAAAAGGATACAGCAACGTGTTCAAGTTCTCGTTGTATCAGGGGGATGTTTTGTTGTGTGAAAAAGCATTTGATGCAGATCAATTCAATCCGTTTACAAGATATGCAATCGATATACGGGACATACTGCCAAGAGCCATAACCAGGCTTCAGAAAACTCTTTCAAGGAAGAGTTATGATGTGATTTTTGAAGTGGGAAGGGAGGATGTAAATAAAGAGGATTCACCCAACCATTCATATAATCTTTATCATTATTATCAGGCCATAATACACACTCCTGTTGGAAGGATAGGATATTATAATCCACAGCCGATTGTTCAACATATTGAGGAAAAGGTTATAAAAGGTGTTGAATGCAAGATCGGTTTTTACATCAACAACAAGCCAATTGTTGAAAGGTTTTTTTATGTTGACGGTTTTAATCCTGTTGCCCGGTGGTCGCTCGATGTGTACTACGCTGTTATTGAAATTGCAGACCAAATATTCGAGAAAATCAAGAGGAAGGATATTCGGAACATGTGGGACGACTACGTGTTGATTAATTACAAGGGGTATTCCATCAATCAAATAAGGGAGTTTTCACCTGCCAAAAGGGAGGACTTGTTGAGGAAATTGAACCACCGGAATTAAAAGAATAATAACATAAGGGCGGTTGCAAAGTTAGTTTCAATAATTGTTCACCGTTGCTATTTGTAGTTGTTTCCTGCAACTGCCCCCATATTTTACGCACTTATATGAGCGAAACTGTTGAAAATACTTTCACATCATATCTTGGTCCGGATTTTCAACGGAAAATGATGTGGCAACTTCTTGTCGAACCCGAATTCGCAGAGAAAATACTGCCGAATTTGGCTGTCGATTACTTTGATGAACCCTATATGAAAAGGATGTTCATCATCATCTATGAGTTCTTCAAAGAATATGGGAAAGTCCCCAATCTTCAAAACCGCAGTATTCAACAGGCGATTAATGAATTTAAAACGCCGAACAATAAAATCGAGGAAGAATCGTTGTTTTCTGCACTTCAACAGATTGAGTTGTGGAATGAAAGGGTTCTGAACAAGGAAATGTTGCACGACGGAGAGATTGTTCGCAGGTCGGCGAATGCGTTCATTAAACAACAGGAATACCGCAAGGTGGGTGAATATATCATCGATAAGACGAAGAATGGTGAAATGAAGAACAAGCAGACCATTGCCTATATCGAAGAAAAGTTTCAAAAAATCGCACATATTGGCAACGATGAGGACGAGGGTACGGAAGTGTTTGAGAATATCGATAAGGTATTAAGAAAAGAATTCAGGCAAACCATACCGACAGGCATTGATGTAATCGATACATTGACCGGGGGAGGTCTCGGCAAGGGTGAAATCGGGGTGATTCTGACACCTTCGGGGGTTGGGAAGACGACTGCATTGACCAAGATCGCCAACACCGCATATGAATGTAATAAAAATGTATTGCAGATCATATTTGAGGATACTGTTGAACAGATTCAAAGGAAACATTTCACCATTTGGTCGGAAGTTCCATTGAGTAAGATGGACGAAGAAAACGAGAAAGTCAAAAAGGTCGTTGTTGCCAAGGCTGAGAAAATGAAAGGCAAGGGTAGACTTGTCATCATTAAGATGAGTCAGGAGAACACCACAATGATGGATGTTCGGGCATGGGTTAACAGGCATCAGAAGAAATATGGGTTTAAATTCGATCTTATTGTACTCGACTATCTTGATTGTCTTGATTCACACAAGAAGACTCCCGACAGGAATGAAGCGGAATTGGTGATTATCAAGTCTTTTGAAGCGATGGCATCCGATTTTGATATTCCTGCATGGACGGCAATTCAAACGAATCGTGGTGGACTTAATGCTGAAATAGTCGAGGCGTTTCAGACGGGTGGTAGTATCAAAAGATTACAAAAAGCACATTTTTTCATGAGTGTGGCCAAGACACGTGATCAAAAGGAAGCCAACCTTGCAACGATAAATATTATTAAGGCGAGATTTGCACGTGACGGACAGACGTTTAGTGATTGTATCTTTAATAACGATACAATGGAAATTGTCATCGAGGATAAGAGATACCCACTTAAATACACAAGAGAATTAAAGGGTGCTGACGAAGAGGCGTTAGGTAGGCTCGAAGGACAAGCAGATATGTTATCTGAGGATAAAATAAATCAAAATACTATCATAAATTTGGCGGTGAATAATGCTCTTGATGGTGACACTATTAAAGATTTTGAATTAAATTCCATAAGGAGGGCAAATGAAGACCCCTTGGCCAAAATGGCGGGTAATTATGCCCAAATGAAAGAGAATGAGGTGCAGAAACCTGTGGAAGATGATTTGCTCGAATTAGATGACAACACCTCCGTGGAAAAAAACGATATTGTTGTTGAGGTATCAACCAAACCATTACTTGATGGGGTGAGTGATAAGGTAAAGGACTTGTTAAACGAATTCAACGATCCATGTGGGTGGACAGGAGAAACATTCACCACCAATCCAGACATTGTTGAGCCGGAGGTAAAAATCGAAGATGTAAAACCCCCCGAAATAAGTCCCCCAAGGGAAAAAATCGAAGAGGTGAAATTACAGATGGGGGGAATGACTTTTATTAAACCATCCGAAAACACTGATACTGTGGAATTTGATATCAATAATTTACCATTGAGTTCCGAAGAACCGGAAGGAAATGGCAAAATTACCCGTGACATTCTTGATAAAATGCGTGCAGGTCAACACGTTATACCGAAGAAAGAAAAATAATTATAAATTTTTATAGTTTTTTGCATCTTTTTTGAAATTTGTACGTATTTATATGTTCGAAACAGACTGAATAAAATTTTTTTAATTTTTTTGCAAAAATATTTGGAGAATAAAAAAATTCAAATTATGTTTGCATCGTCTTAGTGACAAAAAACGTTCTTTCAAATTTTGAAAGATTATTTATGGGGAAGTATGCGAAAATAAAAAACGAAAATTATGATCGTATTACTCCTTCGATGGAGAACTGAACATGATTCCAGTAAAAGGTACAGCAAATTGTCGGTAAAACAATTGATTGTAGGTTCAAGTCCTGCCTTCCCCACAAAAAAGGAAACTGATTGTTGTTTCAGTAAACAAATACCTCAATTGGAAGAGGAATTGCCTTCAGAGCAGTACGTTGTCGGTTCAAGTCCGATTTTGTTAAAAACCAAAGCAACAAGCAAACTGTCCTTTTTAAATTTTAGTTCTTTGAATTAATGGATACGAAAACAAAAGGTGATATTGCAGAAATGGAAGTGCAATTAAAAGCACTGAAAATGGGATGGGAAGTATTATTACCGATTGGAGACAAATTACCATATGATTTGGTTATAGTAATTAATGGTTTTTTCATTAAAATACAGGTCAAGTCAGCATGGTTCTCAAAAAAAGATGATGTTTATTTGGTTGATGTGAGAAGAACAAAAACTAATAGACGTATAATGAAACGGGAAAAATACACATCCAATGATTTTGATTTTGCAATTATTTTCGTTTCTGATTTGAATGTGTTTTATGTGATACCTGTAAATGTTTTTAATTCATATGCGGGAGCGATAACAATACAAGAAAACGTATCCAAACAAAGAAGATCAAAATCCTATGAATATAGAGAAGCATGGGATTTATTGGAAAAATATATATTGCGGGATCGACTGGAGTTGGCATCCAGCGGTGGCTCATAACCACTAACTCGTAAGAGAACGTGAGTTCGAATCTCACTCCCGCTACAAGTATATTGAGATTGCGAAAGT